GTGTACCGCTATTGGCTACTGTACTAATTGTAAAATCAGTAATGTTAATAATAGTGTTAACATAATAAACTGTGTTGACTACAATATTTCCGATTACTGCTCCAGTAAATTTGATTGGCATACCTACTGTGAAACCAATTGTAGAACCAGATGAGTTTAACTCACCAGTTGAATCATCATATGGATTTAATCTAATTTTGTTTCCAGTCGCAACAGTGTTTGTTACTCTACGAGCAAACTCAGTGTATAAAATATCTTGGTCATTAGCAGTACTGACAATTTCAAATATGGCGCCTTGTGCTGAAGCAGAAATGTCACCTATAGGAGGTTGAGTTGCTTGTAATGAGATTGCTGAAGATGAAACATTTTCGCTATTAAAGTAACTACCTGCAAAGAAAGAACCATAGAAAGCATTTGCTTCCCAATCTAAGATTTGACTTGTATATGAAGTTCTATCAAATCGTAATGCGATATTGTTTTCTCTGACTGGCTGTGAACTTGTAATTGCTGATGCTCTTGCGCCAAGACTAAATGAATACTGTCCATCTATAGTTGATGCACTTAATAATATTCTATTTACATTATTGACTGCATCTTTATAACTAGTAAACAATGCAATAACAACTGTTGGATTGTCTTCCAGCACATTTACATAATACCATTGGTTATTAACTAGTTGATTAACTTTAGCTCCAGTTGGAGACGTTGGTACATGAAATTGTACATTACTGCCAGTAACTAAGTTAGTAGCAAACAATGTAATTGTGTGCAGTGAAGAATCAATGTTTGAATTTGTAAATGTATAATATTGAGCAGGATCTATTTTAATCTCTGGTAAGACAGCATACCCTTCTCCAGGATTTATAACATTGACACTTACTACTGAATCTACACTCATTACTGCTTCAAGTTGTGCTTCAACTCTCGGTGCTGGATAGATTGATGTATCAATGTATGCTGTAATTCTTGGTGGTTCAGTGTAACCATTACCACCACTTAATAAAAGAACAGCAGGCAAATCCATGTAGATGTTTGCATTTGGTAAATGTGTGGCTGGCGTAGTACCATTTGCGCCTCTTTGTAATCCAGATAATTGATTTAATGCACGATCAACTGATGAATATGAAATATCTTCGTTATCAATTTTAATTGTACCATTAATTGGAAATCCTCGTACATTGTCAACTAATATAAACGTTGACCCAATAGTAACATATGATGCTAATGTTGATAATAGATAGTTAGGTTCACCAGTGATGCTAACTCCGTAATTATTATACCACTCATTGTATTGAGGAGTTTGCCAAATTGAATCTGCATATAGATATTCATTAACATTATCCGCACTGCTATAAACAAGTTGAGGACTTACAAATCTATTAACACTTGAATTAAATTGTGCTGGCAAATCAAAGTCAGATATAGTTCCACGATAAGTGTCAAGTCCAGTATACTTAAACAAGAAGTCTTTAATAACAACATGATAAGGTTTTACTTCGTTTATATAACCTGATAAAAATTCTTGGTTATCTGATTGAAAATTTTGAATTGGTTTTAATTCTCTAATAGTATGGGTGACATCAACAAGAGAAGTTTTGTTTAACCAAGGCAAGTAGTTTTGAGACTCATCAGATTCAGCCTGAATGTATTCAAATAAAAGAATAAGCGATTTGTTTCTATATGATACAAGTTCATCAATATAAATCTGTTCGTTTAACGCACGAATAATCCAGCGTGTTTCTTCACTTGGGTATTCATCAAACGAACTTGTATCGAAGAAGTTTTCTCCGAAGCCTGTTTTGCCTATAGCATAATCCCATAGATATGTTTTGAATTGAATCGTGCCGTTTTGTAAACCTATACGAGTCCATACTGAGTTGCCATCGTAGCGATACATTTCCCATTTGCCTTCGCCGTTTGTTTGAACATTGGCAATAGTACCTACTTTGACATTTAATGTTGCTAAGTCAGCATAGAGTAGAACACTTACAGTAGCCTTTGTGTTATTGCTATATTGTCCAACTGGGTTTGTTGTTGGCAACCACCAGTTAGTGTATTCCCAATAATCTGTAGTGTCGTAATAGGTTCCTGTGGCGAACAAGAAAGTTGCATTTTCTCTTGTTTCAGAAATTGGAATGTCTGCTAATATTGTATTAGCATATTGTAAATAATTTTGTAATCCTAAGAATCTATTAAAGAAGAAACTTTGTCTTGGTCTTGCAAGAACACCAGATTGAACTGCTTTTGGTAAGTACGGATTAGGCACAACTCCACCTATCTCATCAACACCTGCTAATGAATCTAGCAACCTATCATAGAGTCCTCTAGGATAAATGTTTGTTCCAAATTTTGGAAGCCCAGGTAAGAAATCATCTGCATAGTTTGCACGAATTAAATTAAATTCTTGATGAGAAGCATCATCACTCGTTCCTGTTGCATAGCCTATATGGAATACTGAATCTTGTGCGTTGATGTAAGAAGATGAGTTGTAGATTCCAAAAGCATTTTGTAACAATGGAGTAAAATAAGCAATCCCTGAATTGGTAGGATTGTTAATGTATAATTCTAAATTAGAATCAGATAATGTCTTTTGCGTAGATGTCATTACTGTATTTGTATTTCTTACCCAGAAATAATAAACAGGAGTAGCAATGCCTGAAGCATTAAGTTTGCTTTGAATCGTAAATTCTGTTATATTTTTTGGAGTGCCAACACCTTGATAGTTTTCAGGTGAAACTGGACTTTCAATCCAAGTATAAACAACGACATCAGATCCTGGAAAAACTTGTCCCCAGTAACGACTATTATAAACAACATCATCATTTTGGTGATAGTTGATCCATCTAACATTTTTTGTGTTGAACCACAATTCTCCAATATGATTTTCTCCCCAAATAAGATTATAATCAATGCTACCTTCAACACCATTATAATTCGCTGGGTCAATGTTACTTACATAATCTAAGTTTTCTCTGACAGCACCTAATAATTTATTTTGCATTGGATCAATGTAATCTAAATTAATTAAAGTATTATTTGTTTCTGCACTATAAATCTGTGCATTTTGTATTTTATTAATATCAACAATAGCAGAAGATTGTCTATACAATGACCAATTTTGTTTGCCGATAGAGTTTGTATAGAGAACTACTTCATCTAAAATAGGTGTGCCAATAACAACTTGATTGTTATTAAAGTCTAATGCAGTTCCGTATCTAGGTTCTGAACCAGTATTTTGATCATTAAGATTTAGACTTTGAGCATAAACAAACTTTCCTGGATTTGATAGACTAGCATTATAGTTTGCTAATAAGTCAAACATATAAACAGCACCAGCATTTGGATAACCATCAACAAATCGAGTTGCATTATTATCAAATATAGTATCGTTGTCTAAGTTCTCGTCATCAGTAAAGTCAAATGTTGTTCCTAAGAATCTTTCACCAATCGGTGCTGAGATAACTACTGAATTATTTAATTCATTAAATTTAATTGTATTACCAAACAGTGTTCTACTTGTATTATGCGGACATAACAAAAGTTGTGTTTGATTGTATACGTTTATTCCAAGTTCAGATAAAGTATCATCTTCAACTGTTTGTATAAGTAGTTTTTCATTAATTAATGCTAGACCTGCATTAATGATTGAGATAACAAGTTTCCCATCAGTGGCACTGGCCTGAACATTAGTAATATTACTTGAATTAATAACATTTGCTACAGTTGTAGCATTGCTACCATTTATAAGATTTACTAAGTAGCCGTTAATTAAAAGTTTTCTGTCAGCAGTAAGTAAGCACTCACTTGTGCCTATAACTGTACCGTATTTTCCACCTGAATTGGTATATCGATATACAGCACCATCAGATGATATTTCACCATTAACTCTAGTTTCTCCTGGAGATCCTACGAGTATTTCACTTGAAGAAGATGTTATGTCACTTGCATAGCCAAACTCTTGTCCAGGGCGAACAAGTTCTGTTGACACAACTGTTTGTACCCACTGACTATCTGAAGAACTGACAGTGATTATATCACCTGCTCTAAGTGTTCCAAAGTATCTAAGGTCTCTTGTTCCACCGCCAACTGCATAGTTACTATCATCAACAACAGTGCCGTTCACCGAGACTTGTTTGATCAGAGAAGTGTTCTGTGCGTAAATTACACTATTAAGAGTGGCATCATCTACTAATGTGATTGCTGTACTAGATGATCTAGTTGTTTTGAGTGACATTGTACCAGCGCCAACTTCTTTAACATAATAAACTTGATTTGGACTTATGCCAGAATCTCCAAATACTCCAACAGTGCTAAAGACTATTGCTGTATTTTCAACTAGAGCAGTACCAGTGTATGTAATTACGTTGCTTGTTACATCAGTTGCTGTTCTACTAAGAAACACTGTGGTCCATGCCAAATCAAATTCATGTGGTTGATTAGGGACTGTATTATATTGTGATTCAAGGGTTTGTACTGTGCGTGAATATATATACGCACTACCATAATTAGTTAAAGTACCAGAAGTTATTGTAGGAGCACCAATGACGATTGTGTCGCCATTACCGTCTGTTGTCACAGAAGAACCAAAACTACCTGTGCCTACAGGAGATACGATTTCTGTTTCTTCATTGTATGATACTTGATTTGCTGTACCTGTACCAGAGCCTACTCCAGTAGCAACGAAAAGGATTCCTACTTTGTTGGCGACAGCACCAATTCCCACAAAGTTTGTTGGGTTTTCATAACACTCACCGTTACCTGCTATGAATCCTGCAGGCGGTGTTGTTGCTGTAAATGTTGTACCGGCATTATTATTGTTAGCACCTAGTTGAGTAAAATCTGTTGAGCCTGGGAATACAATTTCGTAAGTCAGTCCTGTCGTAATATCACTAGCACCAATTTGTGTACCTAATGAAGTAATCTCATATGTTTCAGTCGCAGTAAAGTAACCTGCTGTTAAAGGTATGCGTTCTCTGCTAAATCTTTCTACTTTATTATTTGTTGGGTTACCAACATAAATCCAATTCTGATCATCACTGATAGATACGCAAGTACCTGCTCCTGCATCGACTGTTAATGTTTGTAATAGAATAGGATCATCAGATATTATCGAGTCATTTACTGTGTAGATATAAACTTTACCAGATGGGGAACCTCCACCATCAGTTGTCTCTGTTATAACAAACAAACGATCTGAGTATGCGATTGCTGTACCGAACGTTGGTCTTGGCCCACTAGCTGGTAATGTGCTGTCTGTATCTTGTACGAGAGTTGCAGTTTCAGTGTCATATGTGTAACGATAAACTCTACCTGCATCTGTATCACCTACCCAATAACTTTGTGTTTTCGGAATAGATGCGACAGCACTACCAAACCTTTGTCCGGCTGATTCAGTTAAAGATGTAGTTAAACTATAATTAATTGATTTACGATAAACACCCCAATTACCATCTGATGCTTCGTCTACCCAAACAGTGTTTTTAATAAACTCTGCTTCATTTAACTCTAAATCTGTTATTGCTGAAGGAGTAGCAACACGCTGATTAATAAACGTGAGTCCTAAACCGTTTCCATCAAGTACAAGATTTGTAGAAAAGTTATTTGGCAATGTTAGGTTAATAGTAATTTGTGTTATACTATTGATTCTTGTAACAAGATGATACCCATTAACATTTGGAGTTACATTAATGAAAGACACTGAATCTAGGCGTGATAAATTATGTGGTTTATTAAATGTAATAGTGGTTGTATTATTGATGTTACTGTCTACACCAACAACTCTACCAACAGGTTTCCAAGCATAGACTCCCCATTTTTCTTTGAAGTTTGCAAGCCACACATAATCTCTAACATAAAAATCATTAATAGGAACTGTAATCTTTGCTTGATTTTGTGCTGTTGATAATGTACCATAATAATACGATGACATTTTTACATCATTAAAATTAACATACCCTGCTGTAGGATATAAATTATCTGAATAGACAGTGCTTGACAACGTTGGTAATATATTTGCTGAGTCAATTGATCTGTTGTAATTAAATAAATTAGCGATGTTGACTTCTTGTTGAGAACCAACAGTTGCTGTTCCTTGTATTAAACTAACAATTGATGGATTACCAGTTAGACTATCTTCATCAAGTTTGAAATCAACAAAGTTGCTATTGAGTGTTCCGCCAAACTCTCCAGCAAGAATTCCCCAATTTTCGTAAACATCGTAGTCTACGCCACCTTGAGGTAGATTTGCTCCTCTGAATGCAGTTACAGCATTAGGAGTTCCTTTAGTTTTAATTAAATTTTTATAAACGTTAACTTGTGTAATATCAGTTAAATCTGCTAACTCCATATATGCTCTTGGTCTATAACCAATAAGAGAGAATGCTAATAAATCAGCATCATTTTCTAAGTTTGCTGTATTTGTATTATAATAAAGCGTACTTTCATAAGAGCGAGTAGAAGGATTTGGCAGTAGACCTTTTTGTATTTGATCATATTCTGTTTCTACCCAATTCATCTCTACAAAAGTGGCATTTGGTTGTGTAATTCTAATAGCAGTCCAGTATTTGGATTTGTATCGGACAATTTCTCCTCTAGTATATTTTTGAGAAGCACTCCATTCTTTTATATTGTCTTGGTTAAGAATAAACCCTGAGGCAAAAACAGTTCCATCCCATTCAGCAGATTTTGTTCCTCTGAGACTAATGCGTGATTGTCTTAGTCCAGTAACTAAGTTATAAATCACATCATTGAATAAGGTTAAATTATCAAACACAATACCGTGTTCAATGCTACCTAAATTAAAGTTACCGTATGCTAATGTATCACCATCGTTTAATGGAATAATTGTAAAATTAGTTCCTACTCGTTGAATAGATAAGTTTTGTAAAGCAATAGGCGCTAAATTTTGATTTAGTATATAGTTATTTTCTTGTATTGTCAATGGTTGAACAATGTTATTATCTTTATCAATGACTAACGATCTTGCAGATGGATTTACAGTAATAACTGCACCATCTTCCCAACCATTTTGTGACCAATAGAGATATTGCTCGGTCATTGTTATCCAGTTAAGTTCTTTTCCAGACTCAATTGTATCAAAGATCATTCCTTTTGCTTTTAGCCAAGCACCGTAACTACTTAAGAATTGTGAAAGTGCTTGTCGGGAATAAAATTGTGTGCCGTAAGGAACAATAAGTTCATTTGCAATATAGTCATTAGCAACTTTAACAGTCACATCGCCAACTGAAATTTGTTGAACACTACCATTTACTTCTGGTTGATATGTTGTAAAGTATGCTTGACTTAACGAATTACCGAAAACGGTCCAACCGTTAATCACTTTTTGAATGATGACACCAGAATAAACTAATTTATCTGTTGATTGATTATCATGTAATATTAACGAATAACTTTCATCTGGAATAAGCAAAGATGCGTTACTGTTGTTAACTGTTCCTTTTTCTACAAAGAATTTTAATAAATTCTTATCACTAAATCCAGCAAGTCGATAAACCAATCGTACATCTAAATTATCAAGTAGTGTTGTGATAGTTGTGGTTGCATCTACACCTTGTTGTTTTTCATAATCAACGATCCAGTTAATGTAACTTGTTTTTGCAGTACCATTACCATAAATCTCAATAGCACTAATATCTAAATGACTTCTATCATTTACTAGATATTGTTTGAATTCTGTGTTATACTTGTAATTGTCTAAGTCAGCACCTAAGTTAAAGAAGTCTGCTGGTTTTGTTAATGCGAATGCTCTAATAATATCAAATGGGTATGATGAACTTCTGCGATATGAAAATTCTGCTGGAGCATCATCACCAACTCTCCAATTTTTCTGAAAGAGATTTTCATCATAGTTGGCTATGACAGTTTCCATAGGAGACAATAAATCTCCGTACTCGTCAACTGGTAAAATGTTACTTAATCCTGGTCGTTTTAATTCATTAACAGTAACTGATGCACCTAAAGATCCATTCCAAATAACACCGTCTTCAATGTCTGTCCACATGATAGTGTTGTTACTTGTATAAGGGGCGGCACCATATCGTGCAGTCCACCAAGTTGGCTTATTTGCAAATCCGAGCATTTCCCATGGAGCAATATTAGGCTGTGATGAATCGTAGAAGTATTCATATATGCCTCTCCAGTAACCCTGATAAAGAGCAGTGCCAGTTAACTTATTAGATGACTCAGTATAGTTGTATGAAAATTTATCCAGACTAGAGTAATTTGAATGTGTTTTGTAATCAATTCTATTTTGTCCTGCCCAATTTAAGAACTGAGGACTATAAATTTTTAACCAATCTAAATTACTATAAGTTGAGTCTCTAAAAAATCCAGGTAAAACTTCATATCGTTTAATTGGTACTTCAGTACTTAATTTAATGTTATTATAGATTCTAGTTTCAAACTCTAATAATGCTTGGTCTCTAAAATCAGTAAGACCTAAAATCGCATTATACTCGCCGTATAATTTTGTATACGATCCATCATGTCCTACAATAAAATATGTAGGGGTAGTATAAGTAGAATCTAATACAACTTGTGGAGTATATGCTGGATATAATCCTAATTTACTCGGAGTATTTGGAACAAAACTTCCATATGTTTGATTGTATTCTTTAATTGTAATAACATCACCTGGTTGTAAGGTAATTGTTACTGTTAATGAAGTTGCTGTTGTTGAAACAGTGTATTGTTCATTTCTAATTAATTGCGTAGTTATAGTTGTTGGGCCATCATTAACTTTACGAGTAAGATAAACTAAAACACCATTATAGTTTGCTTTTGTAAAATCGTATGTTTGTGCTAATGGATAAACTGTTTCTTGTAATGCGTTAGCAAATGTGTAGGTGCTAGTTTTGTATGGTACCTGCGATGGTAACATATCACTCCAGAAAAACGAATCAGTATTGTTTTTAGCACTAATAATAGAATCTAATGCTGTGTCTAATATTTCTGCTGGATTGTATCGTTGTTCATAGTCTGTATTTTTAACAGTGTCAACAATAGTTTGTTTGAAGGAAACATAACTGTTACTGTTATAGAGTAAAGCCTTAAATAAGTTATGCTCTGACTTGCGTAAAAATGTTCCAGGCGTCACTAGAGAAGCAGAGTTTTGAATAATATTTGTACCGTATGGAACAAGATTTCCTAAATCTCTGTAATTATTAGAACCAAATAATTGACCTGTTATTCCTGGAGTATTTGTAAAAATACTTTGATACTGAGTTCTAATTTCGCCTAAATCTGCTGACGCTAATGTTCCGTTAAACGGATTATTGTTTAAGTTAATCGGTATTCTGTAATATGCTGTTTTACTAGTAATAGTACTTAATAGTAAAATTTGTATAGGCGTATCTGTTGTTGGTGCAGTGTTTAATGTTACTTTTGTTGTTGTGTCAGTTACATTAACTGTGTAAGTACTAGGCAATTGATACACGTTGTTGAGATAAACTTGTATTCTTGGCCATTTAGCCGTGACAGTCGGATCTTCTGGTACAGCAGGTACATCACACGTAAATTCGGCTGTGGTCCCTTTAGTATATTCTAGTTCAAAAATTTGATATTGAACTGAGGGGGCAATTGCTGTTTGCCAACCTAATTCACGTGTTTTTATAGCACGTGTATTATAATTATACACATACCCTGTATTAACTTTTTGTGTAATAGGAGATGTTCCACTTACATACGAAAATGATTCTGAATTTAATGAGACATCAAAGTTTATGTCTCCAATATTGTTAATACTAGAGTACTTGAGGGGGAATCCTAAAACAGCATCAGTTGCCCCTGTGCCTATAGTATATGCAAATAATTTATTACCTAAAAATGATGTGCCTTGATAAATTGTTGCATCACCAAACGAGATTCCATTAGAGTCATACACATCAAACAGTGGTGCTTGATTGACTGTTAGTTTTTGTTGTCCTTCTTCCCAAGTTGATCCGTCAAACCAGAATGTAGAACCTTGGTTGTAATATCCTCTTAATGAAACAGTTTGATTATCTACTAGAACTGGAGAATCTTCTGATTCTGTTAATGTAATGACTGGTGTTGCTCCAGGAGTAAACACTGAAAAGCCAACAACATAAATTTTATTTCTAACTTGTAAGTCAGTGTCTGCTGTAAAAACAATTCTTGCACCAGAGAATAATTGATAGTTGTTGACAGTTGTATCACTACCAACAATAGATGCTATAGATGTTCCTGCGAACGTAGAAGCAGTTGCCCATACTACAGTTATAACAGTATTAATTCCAGTTACAGTGATGTCTGTAATCGTTGTGTTTCTTGGTAACTGATTAGTAGAGTCAGCAACATACTGTCCAACTTGGAATGGCTTAGTAATGTTAGTTGTCGCAACTGTTATTGTTGTAGTTGTAGCCGCTGTGGCTGCCGCTATCGTTGCGTTGTACGGTGTGTATGACTCGATATCTGGATAATATTGTTGTTGATTAGCAACTTGTGCAAATGCATTTGTTGTGCGTGTATCAACAAAGTCTACTGGTGCTTTTGCTTCTGTACCAGCATCAAATAATTTTGTATTTGGATAAAACTCAATAATCGGACGTTTTGCTTTGTTAGTGCCCGTTGCATATGTAGTAAGAATATTTGGATCATCGTTATATGTTGCAGTTGCATTGATGACATCAATATGGAACCATCTGTTTGACCGTGACCAAGCATTTCTATTAATTGCATTTCTAGCAATCGTAATATAATCTGGATCAACAGGTATAAACAATTCAACATCGAAGTTACCAATTGAATAGTTTAATGAATCATAAGGAATATAACTAGTGCCAGTAAAATCTTCTGGGACTGTTAACTCAGATACTGGAACAAGTTTAATTGCAACACCCACACCTTCAACGTAGTATTCTCCTGACAGATAACTAGCAGGGAAAACATCTCCACTGAACTGAACTTTAAGTCCGTTAGTAAAAGTTACACCATTAGTTGATGTAAAAGTTTCTTGTCCTATAATATCGGTAGTAACATTTAATGTGTTCGTTAAGTTACTATCAACAATTCTTAATATTCCCGCCCTGTTTGCAATTGTGCCATCTTGGTAGTATAATGTATCGAGTTGTGCTGACAAATATGGAATTTCTAAAATAGATCCACTAGTAGAACTACGATAGAAATTTAAGCCAACATAACTAGTACCAAATTGTGCTGTGATCTTTTCTTCATTTGGAATTGCACCAGCCGGTATTAAACGAATAGTTGGGTTGGTTGCATCGCCAACGTATGTAATTGTATAAAAGTTTTCACTAACGTTTGTGTAATAGCCTTCTTCAAAAAGACCTTCGTTAATGTTTGCGTTCATTGTTCCAGATTCAGGAGTCAATACCAATGCAGAACTATTCAATTGATCTGAAATCTTAAATGATGTTCCATTAACAATTTCTTTTATATAGTAAACTGTATTAACATCTAATCCACCTAATAATGGATCACCATCTGGTTGAGTAAATGTAACTGTCTGATTTAGAAATAAGTTAGCAGTTGATCCAGATGTGACAACTGCGTCAGCAGTAGTTGATGTGATTGCTAATGTAACTGCTGGAACAAGATCAGGAGATGTTAAGTTAACATCATAGTTTGCTCCGTTCTCATCAAAGAATGATTGTACAAAGCCTACTTCATTGGGCTCTTCAGTGGCATAGAACATCACAGTGAGATTCTCAAGTGATGTAACTCCGTCAATGTTACCTATAGTTGATAATGGTTGTCCGTTGATATCAGAAAAAAGTTTAGTGCTAACAACACCAACTGTGTTGTTTCCTGGAAACAAATATTGATCTTGTGCATTTTGTTGAGGCACAGTAAATGTAACATACCCCGTAGATGCTCCGTTATTATTAACACCTAATACATTTCTTGTATTTTCATTACCATCTAACCCAGTAACTCCTGGTACGCCTTGAATCCAAAACTGAGTTGATTGATTGATTGCAAAACGATATGTTCCGCCACGCAACAAACTTAAAGTAGGATTTGTTGCTCCAGCGTTAGATGAAGTACTAATAGAATAGCCAGATGCATCTGGAACAACTGTGTAGTCAGTCTCGGAAAATATAGTTCCTGATGCTACTGTAACTGCTGGAGGACCTTCTGGAATCCAATAATATTGATTAAAATTAATTAACTTGTCTAAGTTACTAAACGAATCCCAAGAATAAAATTCACTTGTAAATAATTTATTGTTATCTTTAGTAACACTGCCTTCTGTTGAGAGAGCATCAATTATTCCAGGGTAAGTAATAAAATCTTGTGCTGTTGATTCATTTGTTTTTAAGAACACTACACCAGGATCTAACTGATAATCTGTGCGAACTTTTGACGGCTCAATAACATAATTGTCATCAGCGTTAACGCCATAGCCAAATTTACTTCCAATATATCCTTGTAGTCGTTCTGTTTCAGGCGGATTAACTAATTGGTCAAGGGTCGCTCTTAAAAACTGAGAATTGGTCGCAGTTTGAAAGATTTCTGGTAAAAAACTTAATGTTCTTATATGTGACATTTATTTACCTATCCACATTAACGGGCATATTGTAGTTCAGTGGGCGTTAGTGCCGGAATAATAACAACATCTGTTGGCAAGGCACCATTAACAAAAATTTCGTATGGTCTGCATTTAATTTCATAGAGAGTTCCAAAATTTGCGTTAGGATCAGTTGGAACTAACACTACTGAACCAAGCAAATCTCCGATTGTTTCGTGTAAATACGCACTTAGTTCATCAAAGAAGAAAGTGTCTCCAAAATTCCAATTATTAATACTAAAATATGTATCCATTGCTGTAATAACAGCACTTCTAACTTCTGTATCACTTGCATTAGTATCAGTAGATTTTACAATTTTAATACTAGCCCTCAACGATGCATCTGCTTTAGAACCAAATAATGGTTTGAATGTGACACTATTTAATATCACACTGTCAGAGAGCATTTTATAATCTTGTATTTTTGGATAAGCAGTTGTTAATTGATTAATCGTAGGCTCTGATGGTTTTGTGACCGTGTTAGTTGTGTCTCTAATCCAATTTTGATAACTTGTATAATAATCTTGTGTTACTAAATACAAATCAATAATATTTGTAGTAGCAGGATCAATACGAGTTGTATTATTCGCATTGTGTCTATATTGGAAACTTAAACCTTGACGACCTGATTTAACTGAGTAATCTGTTTGTAATGTTACAACATAAAATGGTGTGGTAACAGTTGGATCTTGTATAGTTTTATAAAATTTATTTTCTGAATATGCGTAGAATAATTGTCCTACAGCAAACTCATACTTTACAGTTTCAATTTGATTTTTAGTACTATAACTATAGTTTACATCTGTATTTGGAACTATTAGTTGTCTTGTTAAATTGATAGGGTCAGTTACAGTTCTAAAGAACACATAGATGCCGATGTTTGCTCCGTTATTCACATACCCAGTAACATCATTAAAGAAGTCTGGGTCTAAAATAAGTGTTCGATTATTAACATCTGTCGCCGCAACTTCAACTTGGAAGTCATTGACATAACCATCAGATTCAACTGTCTGTCCTAAAATATTAACTTTCGTATTTACACCTAACGCAGTAGTTGTACCAAATTGTGCGTTGATACCCAACACATTAATAAAGTCTTGTATGATTTTGCCTGTAAATGGATCGTACACTAATTCGTTCTTACTAAAAGTAAATCGTGTATCAGCAACACTACCAAAGTAGTATGTCAGTGATCTATATGTCACTATGTATCGATTGCTTCCTAAACTTGTAAACTTGACAAAGTAATTAGTTGCTGTAGAGGCACCGATTGACCAACGCTCTTGGTTGATCAACAATGAATTATTAAAGATTAATGTAAAGTCTTGCTGTAATTCAATTTTAAGAATTGCTTGTTGTATTAAAGTTGATGACAAAGAGTTATCAAAGACAGGAATAACTTGTGTAAGTGTAACGCCGTCTGGTACATAACCGTTAATTGTCACAGGGCCTGTACCATTTGCAAATGAACCTTGTCCAGTATTATTGCCATCTCCGACTACATTAGTAATAGTTGACCAAATATAATTCTTTTCACCAGAAGTTGGAATGCCTGAAACTAATCGATTGCTACTATTAAAATAATAACCAGCGGGAGCGGTTAATTTTACAATTGATCCTGTTGTAATATACTTTGCATTTGTTGTAGTAAATGTACCTAAAGGTGCTGGCTGTTGTAAACTTCCACTTAAAGTATAAAAATAACCAGATTCACTTGATGAGTCAACTGAACTTGTTTTCCAATACATGGTTGTGCCGCCACCAGTGCCGGGATAGGTGTAACGAGTATAGTTCTGAATATAATATTGATTAGCACGATTTAATGCTAAAGCAGATGCTAGATCACCAGTAAAGAATCTAATAATACTGCTTGTATTATCTGCTGTTAAGGATAAAGCACCATCTGTATTAGTTTGATATAATGCTCCATCACTACCGAAAGAGTTTGTACTAGAATATTTTCCAGTTGGGTCAAGTAAGTCTAAGTTTTTAGAAACGCCGATAGAACTTCTATTGATCGCAGAACTTTTAATGATTGAACTATAAAGTGTGTATGGGAAGTTTGTGTAGTCTTCTCCATTTACCATACGATTCTGTGTGTAGTATCGTGTAGGCGCTCGAAGTTTTATCTGACCTAACGACTCTCTACCTTGTGCAGTCGAAACACTTGATGGTAGTTGTAAATTTAATGTTAGTGTTTCTGGTTTTCCTGCTCTACTAATATAATTAATAGCAACGATTACACCAGCCATTTCAGATGGATCAATAACATATGTTAATGAGTTTCCAGAACGCACATATGATCTAAAGTTGCCAACTGGTATTTCAGAAAATACTCCATCGCCAAATACATATGTTACTTGATCATTTGTTCGGGAACTTACTGAGAATACTTTTTTATCAGAATTTTCTGTTTGTAAGTACGCATCTGCAAAAACATTTTCAACTTGTGTCCAAGATGTTCGTGTGCCGTTAGCATTAAGTTCATACAACCAAGTATCACTGTTATTAATTCCTTCAATATTTGAAATATTAACCGCTTGATTTGATATTTGTTGTTGTAGATTAAAATTAAAACTCTCTAAAGTTCCTTGTTTGAAATAAAACATAAACCCTGTATTTGGAGATCCAAATCCTAACTTATCATTTCTGTATAAAAGATTTAATCGTCCTGTAGGAGTAGGAGAAACTTCGTAGACATAATTTTTGCCTAATGAAGTTGAACTTACTAATTCAAAATTCATTGTTTGGTTATCTACAACTGATGTAAATGGGACAACTGGCAAAACAGTATTTGGAATACGAATGCTATATTCACTTGTTTGTACATCATCAATTGTTGCTACATTTCCAGGATTTCCAATTTTTTGAGAATCAACAAATGTCGCATTTAAGATAGTATTCATTTGTTCTAACCAATTTGGATTAGAAGGATTATTCCATGACACAGGAACATTACTTAAATTTATACCATTGATGTCACTGATGTTTTCAGTGGTTTGTACTTGCGTAACTTTAATAAATCCTTGGCCAGCGATATTTCTTTTAGGAGTATAACTTACTAGATTAGCAAGTTTAATAACTGAGTCTCTACGTTCAGCAGTATCGATAAAGTTCTCACGTGCGTTTAGATCATTTCTGAACGCTAGGCCTTGACCCATAAACGCCATAACATCGAGTAACGCAATAAATTCAGAACTTTCAATATAATCATTGAATGTTTCTGGGTAATATACACGCAGGTAGTCAATAAAACTCTTTCGTAGTGTTTCATAATCATAACTTCTAAAGTCTGCTTCTCTGAAGGTTTGATAGATTGCTTTCCAATCATTTACCCCAAATAGACTCGATTGTCGTGAACTTGTTGCCATAGATATTCCCTGTTAAGAGTATTTATCATTACGGAAAACCAAGGTTTTTAATCTAGGATATTAGATAATTTGTGCTGTATTACTAGTGCTATCAAACAATAGACTAAGATCACCAACTTCATTAAATGGCGTGACAGACAGTTCAATTTGAACTAAAATACCGTTATCACGGGCATAAACATTAACTCTGTTTAACATTAGTCTTGGATCTAAGGTAGCGACTCTACGAATTTCTTCTTCTAGTGCTTGTTGAACATTTACTGTATTTGGCTCAAATACAAAATCCCAAATGCTTGTTCCATAAGAAGGATTGCCAACTTTTTCGCCTCTTCGTATATTTAATGCATTAAGGAAATCTCGTACAACTAACGGAGAATCTACCATTTTGAACTTTTTACCAAAAACGATTGGCTCAGTGATTGTACCTGGACCATACCCGCCATTTTTTTGGCTGGTGGTTCTAGGTTCTGATGCGTTAATTGATGAAAAGCCTATGTAAGTTGCCATAGTAATATTTATCCCTTATCACCGTTAACTATATTGTCAACTGTATTCTGTGCATATTCAGTAGATGTTACTACATTAACAGTTTCTACTCGACTCCCTACATCCTGTGCACCGTTTATTGATGACACGCCAGATGATGACAACGTTGTATAGGATTTTTTAGCAGATTGTGTAGTTAACTGTCTTGCTACACTATCTATTAATGTTTTTATATGCTCTGTCATTTTATAAGTTTCCTAAAATATCATCAATTTCGTTAGTCGCAGGAGCTTTCTGTAGCTCTCGGAGTTTTTCTGTTCTTTTAGTCAATGCTCCTACATCAAAATTTGGTAGTGGAATTTTTGGATTACCTAACAAAGAAGAAGTTTGTCCTATTAATGCACTTTTGTCAAGTGTATTGAATGCAGATATTGGTAGTTTGAAACTACTGCCTTGAGATGCTAAAGACCCTAATGCTCCTTCAATTCCTGCTAATGCACCTCCACCAAGTTTGCCTAATAATGAATCTTTTAGACCATTAACTTTTCCTAACTCCCCGCCTAACGCACCATCTACTCCGCCTGACACAGCGTCTGTAATAGATGATATCCCTGGCAATTTAGAACTTATTGCAGATGATTGATTAATAACTGCTCCCAATGAAGAAGACCCGCCCGGTAAAGCAGAAACACCTGATGCCGCAGCCGCGGCAATTGATGGGACTAATCCTGAGTTTACTTTGTTACTAACGACCTCAGCATTACCAGATGCGATCAAACTACTTACACTTGCGCCTGTTGTGTCTATGTTTGCATTTGCGATGTTAGTATGTACTGACATATTATTTCCTTATTTTATATTTTTTTTCGCAATCTCTACTAAATTTTGCGAAATTCCTGGAGAGAACGGCACATAAGATTGTAGAATAGCATTAAATCCAGATTTTGCAAGACCAGCCGTAAGACTCTTAATGTCTGAAAAACTTGGTGTTTTTGCGAGTTCACCTAATGATGAAGCAAGTCCAGCCAATGGCCCAGCTCCAAGTGCAATTGATGCTGATAATGTTCCAGATCCTATGCCCTTTAATGTATCTAAACTAGGAGTTCCACCTTTTAATGCTGATAATGTATTTGTTGCTGATGTTGCTATTCCGGCTGGATCTGATGCGACAGCATTAACCATGCCAGCAATTGCACCTGCTGATTCTTTTCCTGATATTGCTCCAGCAACAGTTAATGCAGACTGTGCTTTTTTCATTCCAGAAACAACAGTCGAGGCTTGAATACTTGAACTTGACATTACTGCTGTCAATGACGATGCTCCGCCGGATCCAGTAAACATAGATGATGGCATTGACTTTGTTACATCTTTTCCTGAGTTGATTAATGTATTTACGAGGGTATCTGTTCCTGGTTTCATTACACCTCCAGAAACGAGTTGCTCTGGTGTTAAGCCTGCCGAGCCTACTATTACTGATTTTGTTTGTGTCAATGTATCTGTTACGATAGATGTTCCTTTTGATACAGCATCTTTAAGTACAGGGGTGGTGCTAGTTGCTGTTACTTTATTTGAAATTAAGCTAGATGTAATATCCTTAGACAACGAGGAACTAATTTCTTCATTGTCTGGAATTGATGCCATCGTAGATACTGCTATTCCTGGGCCGCTTGACCCTGCACTTTCATTAATAAGGTTTTGTACCCCTGCAGGAGGATCAGCAGGAAGTTCATCTCCAAGTTTTGGAGCATCTCTTAATGTCACGCCTTTGTCCCAACTTTCCCAGCCACCTAAGTGAGCAGGAGTCCGCGAACATATAGATAATAAACTAGCCGGTGCACATGCAAATCCTTTTTCAGAACTATAAGCAGTATCTGAATGTGGTTGAAGTTTTATGGCTGTAACTCCAGTTGGTTGAGTTGAAGCAATGCCAGAATTCAACATAACTTTTTTTCCTTTAACAAATGCTTTACCTTCAGCCTGTAATGATGCATCTCCACCACTAGCAAAACTTGTGGCAGAGAGGCCAAAACCTAATAAATTTTTAACTGCATATAATTCTATGTCTTCTGTTGCTCTTGCTGTAAGAGATTTTCCTGATTCTATTTTAAGTCCTTCTACTGCATACATGTTAAGTTTTTTTGACGCATGTATATTTACATCTTGGTCTGCATGAAAATTCAAGTCTCCTTTACTTCGTAGATTAATAGAATTTGTTGCAAAGACATCAATTGTTCCTTCTGGTCCTAATTCTATGAACGACTGACCATTTGAATGTAATATTGATAATAGTTGGCCATTGTCGCTCATTGATATCTGATGGCCTGCTGATGTGCGAATTCGTATTAATTGATCATTGCCAACAGCGTCTCCATCATCCATAACGATTGAATGTCCACCTTGTCTTCCAATAATTTTTTGTTCTGCAAGTGTTGAATCTAATGTAGTAAGTACATCTCCACCACCCGCTTGGTAAATTGCTCTGCCAGGAGTGCTTACACCCCAGCCTACTCGACTAGGACTTTCTCTGGACGCACTTGTAGTAATAGGTCCTCTTATAGGATCTCTGATGACTCCTTGTGTATTCATAGTTTGACCAACATATGAATGTACTGGACTAGCATTTGCATTAGTCAATTTTTTGTTACTTGTATTAATGTTTGTGGTTGGTAAAGTAGTTGCTCCTCCATAAGCGGATGCCTCTCCTTCATTAACAGTTATATTTTCTTTGCTACCAATAGCAGGAACCATTTGTAACAAATTTGGCTCTGCCACAGAACCTAGGTAAAATGCTTGTCCACTATCACCATTACCGTATATTACCATGACTTGAGTACCAACTTCTGGTGGCGAGTTCCATTGTCCGTATGAATGAGGAGTCGATAAGTAGTCTCCTAATCCATCAGATGGTCCTACAGAGGAAGTTGAACTAAAAAATGAATTTAATCTTTTTGCTTGTGTCCAAGAATTTTTGCTCTTTGGAGCAAGTTCAAAAGAAGTACTTGGATAAACATAAATAATACCATTCCCAGCAGTATTGCTCATAACGGTACAAATTTCAGGTAATGTGTGACCGCCAGGATACCCTGCATTTACTTTGTTTCTATTAAGAGTTTTATTACTGCTTTCTGGTCCTAAATTAATACTCATATTCTATCCTCCGCCGCCTGGATTATCATCGACGGGGCCGAAAAGTAAGTTATTGAATGCGTTATCTGGTGTAGACTTTACTCGTAAGGTGTCGAGGTATTGATCTCGCTCAACTCGCTCAAGATCCTCCCTATCTTTTACTTTTTTTGTTTCTTCTAAAAAATTGATAGTTGGAGTTGCTGATGGAGTTGGAGTTGCTGATGGTCCAACATAACTATTCAACACTAGATCAAGTTCTTGGGAAAATAATCCTGCGTTAAACGTACTAGTAACTTGCATAACTATATAACTTACTCCTTGAATGTTGAGTTCTGGTGGGTAACTGGCGCCAAACAAAATACTTTCATTTGGAGTTAGCGTACCAGGAGGGTTACCAGCAACGTCATAATCTGTACCTTCATTAAAATTAATTTCTACTAACACTTGACCGTAACTAGGGTTAATCTTTCTGTTTAATGAACCTTCTAAGTATTTTCCTGTGTCCTTTGAATCAGTATGCATTAAAAAATCAGGATCTCCAAGTATTTTTATTTTGGCGGCGGCATATGATGCTGGGTCATTAAGGTTAGTAACATAGTCATCTATTCCGAATCTTGAAAATACGTTTAATTGGTTTTGAGTTTCACCGCCAGATGCTTGTCCTGCATTTAATGATACAATACCACCTTGTGTTGAGGCATCAGTGTTTGGTAATCCACCTACAATAGGCTGATAATACAAATAATTGAGTTCTTGTTCATAGTTCATCACTTCTGTATTTTTTCCAGTAAACCAATACTCATATCTTTTATATGGGGAGTACAATTTAGAAGGTTTATTAATAAACGAACTTGTTACAACTGGAGTTTTATATGGGTTTACATGATAAGTGATAGTGTATGCATAATCAGCAACTACCGGATCGAATTTTGGGTTTGTAAGTTCAACACTTACTGTAAACCACTGGGCTGGTTTACTCGCCGGTTTGGTCTCAAGTTCTATCGTTTCAGTTTTTGAGTTAGGTAATATAGAATCTTCTGCTGTTATAACAGCATTTCTCATATAATCACTATTTTTAATCACATCTTCTATAATTTTAACTATAGAAATACCTTTGCCAACACTAAATGATTGAGGCGCTGGGTCTGTGATTTTTATGTTTTCAGCATCTGTGGATTCGGTAGTGTTTGATATTACAGACCCTTCAAAAAATTCTGGATTTGCAGTAAAGAGCGTAAACGGCGTATCTGCAATCTCATCGGCTATTACCATGGCGTATGTGTTGGGTATACTTCTTGCTTCTGCATCTTTTTGCTCTGTCTGCGATGTGTTAAGTCTATTCAGCAAAGAAGAACCAGAACTAACTAATAACTCTTTAACCGTTGATCCAGTAAACTGTGCATCACTTTCAAGCCGACCTCTTTTTGATCCTGACGCCTCTTGAGACCGAATAACAGATGAAATATTATAAACTACTGAGCCTCCTGTTATCTTAAATTTAATTTCTGTAATCTGAAGGGCATATATAATGTCACTTGTCTTTTCAGATATATTTGCTGGTTCACCGTTTTCATTATATCCTAAAAATCCCAATCGTAGGAAGTAGAGTTGTCTAGCTGGATTAGGATTGTCAGCATTAATAGCAAGACCTGCCCTTTGTAGATTAGAAATAAAAGAAAACCCGTATTGTTCAGTGATATTAAATTTGATTTCAGTTGTTTTTATTGCAGTATTACTTCTTTTCGGAGATATAACAGAACTTACTTTTATATTATCAATAAAATAATCTAACTTAAACCCTTCTGCTCTCGTCTCTGATTTAGCAATACCACCAGATTGTGCTATGATTTTAACTTGTTCTAGGTCAACCGTTTGTTTGTTACTCTCGTTCCAGGCATTATAACCAGCTGATGTTGCCATGTATAATGTAGCATTATAAGTATAAGATGGAAGTTCACTTAACGGATTAGAAAGGGGGTCTGTGGCGGCAACTTCTGTCGTGTTTACAGCAACTTCTGGTGTGGTTGTATTTTCACTAGTCGCATCATCCTCAGGAGAGGCTTGAATGGGTCCTACAAAGGTATGTTCTGTCACTAGTTATACTCCAAGTGTTGCAACTAACTGTGACTGTAAGGGGATATAAATTTTAACTCCCGTTTTGAAATTAAAATACGGATCAGGTCCTAATACATTTGGGTTTCTGGCCGCAAACACCCACCATAATTTTGAATTAGAATATAAATCCTGTGCTAATAAATCTGGTCTATACTCATACTGTGTTGTGATCGTAAATAACGAATCTGATGAATTTTTAGGAATAGGTCTATAATTTAATACATCTAAAAATGTGCCGCCAAAAAGTTTCGTATTAGCGTATGGACTAGATGCTGGGTATATTTCTGCCATTACCAAAATCCTCCGCCGTTCAATAATAAGTTACCACTTGCATACTCTTTAAGACTAAAGTCGTTAGCAATTTTGCTTCTACTAATAATTGGAATACATGCAATTGTGATTGACATCTTCGTAGGAACATATGTTTGTGTTATGTCATTATCATATCTAAAGTTAGGAAATGGCGAAGCTCCACCAGGCTTTAATTGTCCACCAATAAGACCACCCCTATTGAAATCGCCAAAAGTCGTTTTTGGTTTGACCTCTGCATTGTCTGCTGTATTAGTTGATAGGATATAATCTACATCGGTTGGTAAACTGTAAGTAAACGTTGTGATGGCTAATGGATTTTTGTCAAATTGAAATTGTCCTAAACCATACAAATATGAGAGTGGTGGCGGAGTTCCGCCTTTCGGATTTTCATCTTGACCATAAAACATCTTAGTCATTGATCTAAAAAAGTGAATACATGCTAATAGATAGTTTGCTTCTTTGGTATCTTGGCAAGTAAAATCGCACGTTAATGTTATAGAACCAATCATACTTGATTTATAAGAGTTAACCTGATAGTTAGTATGTGTTAATGATTGCTGATCGTACTCGGCTTGATAAGCAACATTGATTGCAGGAGTATATGGGAATACAACACCGTCCGTATCTACTAACGGAGCAAGGATTCCTGGCGTATCAGAGTTATAAAGATACTTAGAGCCTGGTGCTAATGCAAGTCTGACTCTCCAATCTTTCGAGGCGGAAGCGGCTGCGTCTTCGGCGGCTACATCCGGAGCGGCAATATTGTTTTCACTCTGAGTCTCATCTAAGGCTGTTGGTGTATCTGTAGGCATTATTTTATTCCTTTTTTACAGAATATTTTATTCGTATAAATACTCTTACTTGTATATTTATCATAACAAAAACCGTCTATATTTTACCCGTAATACTTGCGTATTCAACGCAAATATAATATAATATTGTTAACGATACTACATTATTATTAAAATTAAAGGAGCCCCCATTGCCAATTACCCATAAAAAACCAGTAAATTACTTAAACAATAAAGATATCTTAAAAGAAATACATAAAAGCAAAACGTCTTATTGTGCTTTCTCTAAAAAAGAATATCATCAATATGATGGTATTATTGATATGGCTGATTCTGGTTTAGAAAAAAGTTTAGCATACACTTTAACACCAGAGGCCATAGTTCTTGCTAAAGAGGCAAAAGCATTAAGACTATCAGCAGAGCAAGGATTAACTGGTCAACGTAAAATTAACCCAGAAACAATTGAAACAGATAATTTAATATTTCGGGTAATGACTTGGGACCATATTCCAATGTCTCAAAAACAACCTCGTAAAGTTGTTAAGAAAAAGAAAGCAGTAGACATCATTGATTTTGATGATGAGGAGTCATCTGAAGATTCATTTGCTGATTTAGAAGATAAAAAAACAAAAGCATTAGTGGATGACATGGTTCATTCTAAAGTAAACTTTCCACCATTTCAACATTATCGTTTAGATGCTGACACAATGACTTTACATTTAATTGGCAAATCTCATTGGAAAGGCGGATTGAAGACGGGTGAGTTTAATACTAAGCACGGTAATGTTACAGATAAACTAGCACGTATGTACATCATGCTATGTGAAAAATATGCTATGAAGTTCAACTGGCGTGGTTACACATATAATGATGAGATGAGACAGAGTGCGATCTTACAGTTGACATACGTAGGCTTACGATTCAACGAAGCAAAGTCTGCTAACCCTTTCGCATATTATACTGCGGCAATCACTAACAGTTTCTGTAGAGTTCTTAATGCTGAAAAACGCAGTCAGAATATCAGAGATGATATCTTAGAAATGAATGGTCTTAATCCTTCTTTCTCTCGTCAGATGAAAGACTATAACGGATTAGGTACACAAGTATCTAAAGAATTTAGCACTTATACTGAATAATTTTATTTTGGGCAAACAAGGCGTCCAAATGTCTTGCTTTGCCTGCCCTTATTGTGTATAATAGAGGTTGAATACTGGAAAAATTAATTATGTCAAATCTTTTTAAGAAAGCGGCCGTATTCACAGA